ACCGCCACGGGACCGGATGGTTGGATGTACCGCGAGGTTGCCATCGTTGTCGCGCGCCAGAACGGCAAGACAGAGCTTCTGGTGCCCCGCATCCTCATGGACCTGCGGGCCGGCAAGCGCATCCTCCACACCGCCCACCGCATGCGTCTAGCCCGTAAGGTGTTCCTACGCGTGGCCCGCTTCATTGGTGCCGAAGCTGACTCCATTCGCTTCGCCCAAGGCCAGGAAGAGATCTTCATGCCCAACGGCGGCACTTATGTCGTTGCCGCGGCCCAGCGTGGAGCACGCGGAGAATCGGCTGATACATTGATCCTCGACGAGGTCCGTGAGTTCGAGGATTTTGACGTCATCGACGCAGCTCGTCCGACGCTGAGTGCATCAGCGGACCCGCAGACCATCTACTTGTCGAACGCCGGCTCGGATGCGTCGGTGGTTCTGAACGACATTAAGCGTCGCTCTGACACAGTAGACGACGGACTAGCCTACCTCGAATGGAGCGCAGCGCCGCAACGCAGCATCGACGATCGCGCTGGGTGGGCCGAAGCGAACCCGTCTCTTGGTCACTTCCTCCAGATGAAAACTCTTGAGACCGCATTCAAGATGCCGCCGGCCAGCTTCGAGACCGAGCACTTGTGCCGTTGGGTCGCTTCCATGCAGCCGCGGCTGGTATCGGACGCGGCGTGGATGGCCTGCCGTGCGACACTCGAGGAGGAACCTTCCAAGCCCGCCATCGGGTTCAACATGGACCCATCTGGTCAACGAGCCTCGGCTGTCATGGCTTGGGCGATGACAGACGGTAGGATTGCGGTCGTGGAACTGGCCGAGGCCGTGGGAGATCCGATTGATCTGCCGACGCTGGGCAAGGACCTCAAGGAGTTGGCGCTCAAGCACCGTGCCCGCAAGGTCGCGTTCGCCTCGTGGACCGACAAGGACCTCGCGCGCCACGTCCCGCGCGCCGAAGCCCTAGACGGCAAGGAATACGCGAATGCGTCCGAGCACTTCGCTAGGATGGTCACGTCCGGCCGCATCGCGTGGGACGGAGCCAATCACATCACCGACGATCTAACCTGGACAGCTCGCAAGCCGCATGAATCCGGCGCTTGGCAGGCCGTTCCCGCCACGCATGAGCGTTCCGTGACCGCTGTTCTCGCTGCCATCCGTGCCGTGTGGCTGGCATCGGCTCCCCGCACCATACCGAGGATCGGCTAATGAGCAAGCGTGACGTCCAGGTAGCCTATTCACGGTTTGAGGAATGGCACCGCGTGGCCTGTCGTCGTTGGGTTGACTGGGCGTTCACCGACTGGTCAAGTCCTGAGTTCAGTGACGTGCTGGATTATCGCAAGGCAGATCGTTGGATTGTCACTCCGGATAGAGCACACGGGCTAGAACAGGCGGGTCGATGAGCTTCCTTTCCCGAGTGGGCGCCGCCTTCCTCGATGGCATCGGGCCGATCGACGTCAAGGCGCGCTCGTCCGAGTTCCCATCCCTAGAGACTCAGATGGCGGCCATCCAGCGCCGCCCGACGGACACCTACCGCCTGGCGAGTGTCGACGAGGCGTTGAGTGTTCCGGCCATCTCGGCCGCCGTGACGCTGATCGCCGGGACTATGGGCACTCTGACCATGGACGCCTACCGCAACGAGCGCCTAGTGCCGAGCATGGACCGCCCCCGGCTGATCGTCCGTCCTAATCCATTGTCCAAGCCGTATACGTTCTGGTTCCTGTCGGCGTTCTACAAGGCCACGCGCGGGGAGCGCTGGTGGTGGGTTGCCAAGCGCGACCCCATCGACGGTACGGCCCTGTCGCTCTTTCCGGTGCCGCCGTGGGAGATCACGGTGGAGCAGAACGACAAGAATCGTCTGCGTCCTACGATCAAGTGGGCCGACCGCACCATACCGAACGAGGACATGATCTCGGACTTCTGGTTCCCTGACCATTCAGGCCTACGTGGGAAGGGGCCGCTCCAGGTGGCCGGAGCAGCCGTCTCGGCGGCCGTAGAAGCCCAGCAATGGGCTGCCAACTTCTTCTCGGGCTCCCTACCGTCGATCGTGGGAACCACCGAGCAGGACATGGACGCGGGCGAGCTCGCGTTGCTTGACCAGCAATGGGCTGAGAAGGCGCCTGGCCTGCCGCGATGGCTCACTAACGACATGAAGCTCTCGGAGGCGCCGTTCGACCCGGAGAAGGCACAGCTTACGGAAAGTCGTCAGTTCGACGTCGGCAATGTGGCCCGCCTGTTCTCGATGCCGGGTTCGCTGCTCGAGTATCAGATGTCGGGCTCGTCGCTCACGTACCGGAATGACTCCGGCATCTGGACCGACTTCCAACGGCGATGCTTGGGTCCGATCTTCGCGGAGCCAGTCGAGCAGGATATCTCCGACCTGCTGACACGTTCGCACACTGGACAGTTCAACTTCGACCGTCTGCTCCGTGCCGATATCAAGACCCGGTTCGAGACGTACCAGGTCGGAATCGCCGCTGGATTCCTGACTCCCGAGGAAGCGCGTCAGCGCGAGGGCCTTGAACCGGGGACGTCTGAGTACGCTCCCGTGCCCTTCGCAGCCCCGCAGGCCATCCCGACCTCGCTGCCGCCTGACCGTCAACTTGCGCTAGCGCGCTCCAGCCTCGAGGACTTGCGATGTCCGAAGTGTGGCTGGCTGGCAGGCAGGGTTGGCGGGCCTGCTGAGATCAAGTGCCGACGCTGCGATACGTTGGTGGCGGTATGAACCAGCTCACCATGACCCGCGGCGACACTCGCACCTTCACGGTCACCATGACCGATGCCGTAGGAGCTCCATTCGATCTCACCGACGCTGATGTCGCGTTCAGCGTGGAGGACCTCTTCTCGAAGTCGGTTGGCGACGGCATCGTGGTCGCTGATCCTGAGACGGGCGTAGCGGTCATCACTGTGAACCCCGCTGACACCGAAGGCGTTGAGGATCGGCGCCGTTCCTATCGTTACGACGTGCAACTGACCTTGGCAGATGGGTCGGTCAAGACACCACTCCGCGGGCAGTTCGTCGTAACCCCTGACGTCACCACACCGTAACCGGAGGACCTCATGGCTGCTGGAGCCTGGACATTCACCAACGCAAGCAGGACGAGCCTGCTCAACGGCGACTTCGACCTCGATACCAACACGTTCCTCATGGCACTGTTTCTGTCCACTTCCAACATCGGAGCCGCCTCGACGACCTACGCGGGCGTCACCAACGAGCACGCCAACGCCAACGGCTACACCACGGGCGGCTTCTCGCTCGGTGCTCTCACCCTGTCGGGCACGACGACCGTCACCGTCGACGATCCCGCCGACGCGGTGTGGACCGCTTCTGGTGGCAGCATCATCGCTCGCTTCGCGGTCATCTACGAGTCCGGCGGCAACGTGCTCTGCTACTGCCTGCTCGAGGCTGTCGGGCCGGCCGACGTGACTGCCACTAACGGCAACACCCTGACGGTTGCCCTTCACGCGAGCGGCATCTTCACCCTAGCCTAGAGGGCTGAGGCATGGCCCTCACAGTTACCAGCCGAGGAACGGGCACCCATAACACGGGTGCCACGACTCTAGTCCCCGGCGGTCGTACCGCGACCCTAGCCGCCGGCTCGATGGGCGTGTGGTGCTGCGCTGCCGACAATGCGGGCTCCGGCGGGGCGACGGTCATGGCACCAACGTCGTGGACCGATGCCAAGGGCAACGTCTGGACGCGGCGCATCAATGCGCTGTACGACAACGGCGCGGCGTCCGCCGGCATCGAGATGATGTTCTACACGGCGCCCATCACGGTCGCGCTGCTGACTACGGATCTCGGGACGGTCACATGGGCTGGTGGCGTCTCGCCGGTTGCCAAGGTCTGGACGTGGTACGAGGTCATTCCGTCCGGCGCCAATACCGTGTCGTACTCGACGGGCAACAGCATCGCCGGAGCAACGGCAGCTAACGCGCAAGTCACGACCGCCAGTGTCCTCGTCGGGGATGCGGTTATCGCGGGCTACTTCGCCGAGGGTGTCGCCGCCGTCACGGGCGACGCGGACTCGACCAACGGCACCTGGACTGCGCAGCAGACCACCACGATCGGCACGGGCGTGGCGGGCGTGCGGATCGCCACCCAGCAGAAGGTCCAGACCACCACTGCCAGCACCCAATCCTATGACGTAACGGTTGCGTCTCAGGACCGGATCGCTGGCTACATCATGCTCCATGAGGTCGTCAACACGATCCTCACACCGGGAGTCGCCACCCTGACGACGGCCCTTTTCGCGCCAACCGTCACCGCCTCGGATCACAAGACCGTCACCCCGACCACAGCCAGCCTGACTACGGCTACCTTCGCACCAACTGTATCCGCGACCGCTCACCAGCTCGTAACCCCGACCACGGCATCGCTGACTACGGCCACCTTCGCACCCACAGTTGCGACCCCGGTCCTGGCAACCCCGACAACTGCCTCACTCACGACTGCCACGTTTGCCCCCACGGTCGCGGCAACCGCCAACCAGTTCGCGACACCTGACGCGGCTTCCTTGTCGACTGCGACGTTTGCGCCAACCGTCACGGCCACGGCTCACGTCACCGTCACACCAACCACGGCGAGCTTGAGCACCGCGACCTTTGCCCCGACCGTCGTTGCCACTGACCACCAGCTCGTCACCCCGATCACCGCGACTCTTGCTACCGCCACGTTCGCCCCACTGGTCACGGCCTCGGATCACAAGTTGGTCACGCCCACGACGGCCAGCGTGTCCACGGCTACCTTTGCCCCGACGATCTCTGTCTCGATCCGGGTGTCACCGGACGTGGCGACACTGACCACCAGTACCTTCGCTCCGATCGTCTCGGTGACTGAGCATCAGCTCGTGACTCCGGGCGTCGTGTCGCTCACCCTGTCGCCGTTCGCACCGACTGTCACGGCTACAGTCAACACCAGCGTCACCCCACCGACCGCAGTCCTGACACTTACGACCTTCCCGCCCTCGGTCGACCTAGATAGTGCCGGCACATTCCGGCCAGGACCTGCAACCCTGACCACGACGACTTTCGCGCCTGCCGTGCGGGTCGCCTTCCGTGGCCTGTCCGCGTCGGTGATGTCGGATGCTCAGGCAGCCAGTGTCGCGGGTGATGCGATGGGTGCCTCAACCACCGACGGAATCCGTGTGACTCTGACCGTGTCGTCGGAGGACATCGTCAGGGCCGCGGTCGAGTGAGCCGCCTCCTCATCGTCTCGCCCATCTCGGACGTTGCCGGTGGCGGCATCGGGATCAAGCGTGCCTTCGATACCGTCGGGGGACCGTGGGAGGCGCGACACGTCCGCGGCGGGTCCGAGTGGTTGGACTATCCGCATGACGCAGAATGGGACGAACTGGAGGAGCTCTGGGACTGGGCCGATGCGGTCATGGTCATGGAACTCCCAAAGCCGCTGCTAGACCTGCCACGCAAGCCCACGATCGTCTACCACACGGGCTCGCGGGTAGTGCATCAGTTTGACGCCGACGCGCCTTGACGATGCTTGAGGGTCGGCCCCATGCTGGAGTCGTGAAGAAGGTCAAGTTGCCCCGCGATCCGCTGCGGACGGTCCCAGACGACCCTGAGGCCTTCCCGACCCGAAGCCAGTCAACGAGGACCGATGTGGATACGACTTCGACAGTGCAGGACGAGTATTCGCAAACGACGCTCATTGTGATGCCGGAGTTGAGCGAGATTCGGGCGGGCCTCGCCGATGGTTCGATCACCAAACAAGGCGCTGCAGGAGAGTTGGTGCGCCGCATCCCTAGGCTGGCCGATGACCTTCGGCGGGCCAAGGCAGACATCGCGCGTCGAGGGAGCAAGTCGCGCTGATCTTCCGCCCGTCTGGCCTATTCGCATGGCAGCGGGCGTCGCTCAACCCAACGGAACAGGGTGTACTCGACGCGCGGATATTGTTCCTGACCGAGCACCCTATTCCGGTTGGTGACTTCGGGATAGATGGCATCCCCGGCGACCCCGACCTTTGGGATGTAGCCATCGACTGGATGCTTGAGTGGGTCGCGATCTTCTACCAGTACGACTTCGACGATGGCTTCGTGGACGTGCTCAGCATTCAACTGAACGACCGCTTGCCCGACGAGTCCTGACCGACCAACCCCGTCAAACTGATGCACTACCGGCTCGCGCTACCGTCGAGACCCTGACCGACGGTCATTCGAGGCCAAGAAGCTCGGGGCGCTCGAGGTCTGCGGCAGCTTGGATCTATGCCGGCTGCGCCGTACGCCGTGGCTGCCGATCGTGGTCGACCTGGAGGCGATGAGCAAGTACCGCCGCGACCGCGTAGGCGGGCCGATCCGAGTCTCCCACGCCCCGACCAACCGCGATCTCAAGTCCACCGAGCTCATCCTCGACATCCTGTACACCATGCCGGACATCGAGGTCGAGTTCATTGAGCACGTCCCGTGGGCCGAATGCCTGGAGCGCAAGTCGCGCTCGGACATCTACGTCGATGAGCTGACGCTCGGCTACGGCATGAACGCGATCGAGTGCTGGGCGATGGGCATACCCGTGGTGTCGGGCATCACAGACCGCATGTTCCGCACCGATGCCCTAGCCCATTGGGGCGCCCTGCCGTTCGTGGAGGCCAGCGCCGAGTGGCTGCGCGGCGTCATCTCTGCCCTCGTCGCATCTCCCCAGTTGCGGTATCAGGCAGCCGAGCGGGGCAGAGAGTTCGTGCAGCACTACCACTCCCCCGAGGCCGTGGTGGACAAGGTCATCCAGTTCGTCACGCGAGCTCGTGGCGTGTGGCTGCGCGAGAATCGCCGACCGGCCTTGACACGGCGTAGTACATTGTCATACGAAACCAATAGCGCCGAGGGCCGCTGAGCCCCAGTCGCATATCACAGCAACGCGGGCGTAGAGGACCTCTGAGACCCAGTCCCGGTCTTGGAGGTTCTCTTTTTATGGCCCGACGAAGAGCACGCAAAGCCGAAGCCGCAGTCCTGCGGGACGTGCGTCAGGCTCCCGGCAACGGTGAGACGGAGGCCGGCGCTGTCACGGTCAATACGACTGTCGAAGCACCGAAGGCGCCCGCTAAGACCCAACCCGCCAAGGCTTCTAGCAAGCCGAAGGCGAAGTCGTGAGCGCCGAATCCAAGGCCCTCGAGGACGAGCTCACCGACGCCGGTCTGATCCTGAACACGATCACGGTCGATTCCGAGGTCACTGTCCGCAACCTTGCCAAGCGTGAGGTCGACGTCCGGCTGGCCCCCTTCGATGTGGTCATCAACACCATCGGTGGCCCCGAGGTCATCACGCGCGGCGCCTTCGCGGGCATGGCTCCCGACTCGATGTTGCTCATGGGCCTTGAGCATGAGGTCCACATCGGGATCGGCCAAGACGGGCGTCCCATCCCGGTACGGCGTCCGATGGGTAGATCCATGGCCGTCGAGGAGCGAGAAGACGGAGGATACGCGACGTTTCGCGTTGCCAAGACCGCGGCGGGTGACGAGTTTCTGGCACTTGCCGAGGAGAAGGTCGTCCGCGGTATCAGCATCGAGATGGGCAAGAACATGCGCACGAGGAGCGAGATGCGCAACTCCCGCCGGACGACGGTGGTCGAGTGGGCTGACGCCCGAGCCGCTTCACCCACGTACCAGCCGGCCTATGCCGAGGCGAACGTCCTCGCGGTCCGGTCGCAAGAGGAGGATGCCCCCGTGGCAGACGACAAGGCCCCGGCCAACGGGGCACCCGCAGAGGAGAAGCCGGAAACTCCGGTCCAGCTCCCAGTTCAGGCACGCGCAGAGTTCGATCCGTCAGAGGCACTTTCGAACCTGCAATCCGGCCTGAACAAGATCACCGACGTGTTCGGTGAGAAGCTTGAGCGGCTCGAAGAGCGAGCGCGCATGAGTTTCGACATCCCCGGCATGGAGGCCGAGAAGCCGCAAGTGTCGTTCGGTGAGTGGGCGCAGGTCGCGCTCAAGATCATCTCGGGCGAGCGCATCCCCGACCAGCAGTACCGCGCCACCCAGGACTTCATCACCACCGACAACGCGGGCGTCGTGCCCGACACATACAGCGACCGGCTCATCGGCGTCATCGACCCGGCGCGGCCGTTCATGGCGACCACAGAGCGCATCCCCACCCCTGACACGGGCATGGGGCTGATTGTTCCGAAGATCACCCAGCGTCCGACCGTCGCGGAGCAGATGACGGAGAAGGCGCTTCTGTCAAGCCAGAAGTCGATCATCTCGACCGAGTCGTTCGAGGTCCACACCTACGGCGGAGTCGGGGACATCTCGCTCCAGCTCCTCAAGCGGTCCTCGCCCTCGTTCCTCGAACTGTACCTTCGGCTGCTGGCCGAGGCGTACGCGATCGAGACCGAGGAGGCCGCAGTCGCCTCGCTCATCACCGCCATCAACGACGGTGGACCGGAGCCGGCCACGGCGCTCGACCCTGAGGCCCTGAACCTCGGAACGGCGTTCCAGAACAGCTTCGATGCCGTGCGCCGACCGCCGGACACCATCTGGCTGTCGTCTGAGGCCGTCGGTGGCTTCATCGACGCCAAGGCATCCGGCACCAACGCGCCGCTGTACTCCAACCTCTCGGCCAACTTCACGGCCGCGGGCGGGGTGGGTGGCACGATCAGCGGCCTCCGAGCCGTGCATGTGCCGGCGCTCGACGCGAAGGGTTCGTATGCGATTGTCGGACCTTCCAACGGCTTCGCGTGGGCCGAGGACGGGACCTACACCTTGCAGGTCGACGTGCCGAGCAAGGCCGGTCGAGACGTGGCGCTGGTCGGGATGGTGTGGCACGTGCCCTGGTATCCCGAAGCCTTCAGCCTCTTCAACGTCGCGAGCTAACTGACGATGGCGGCGGCTTGGCCGGATCTTGAGGCGCTCAAAGCATCCCTTGACGTCACGGGCGACGAATGGGATGACGCACCGCACCTTCCGACAGTTCTGGCCGCCGCCATCGCTCAAGTGAAGAACGACGTAGGAGACTGGGACGACCTGGCAGATGCGCCAGACGACTCGCTGAGTCGCGCGGCAATGCTGCTGGCCACCCGGATTGCACGGGCGCCATCGGAGGCGCCGGCGACCCTGACCACTGACCGCGATTACGGCCGGTTGCTCAAGGGCCACCGTCGGCGCTTCTCCATCGGCTAGGAGACCGTATGACGACACCGACAGAGCGAGCTATCGCAGACCGTGAGCGGCGTACCCGCGCGTCATCCAAGCTCAAGGACCGTCCGGAGCAGCTGACCACGGAACCCGAGGAAAAGGCCAAGCCGGAGAAGAAGTCCTGACGTGGCGACCCTCAAGGGCGCACCCGAGCTCCGGCGCCGCCTCAAGGCGATCAAGACGGTATTCAAGCCCGTCGGTCGTGAGTGGGGCGAGCGGACTGTGCATCTCGCGCAGCGCCGCGTTCGCGTGCGTACCGGCAAGACGCGCCAGTCTATCCGCATCAAGAACGCCAGCCAGAAGCGCGCAGCGGTCGAGGCTCGCGGCGGGGCTCGGTTCCTCGAGGCCGGCACCCAAGGGCATGATCTCAACGCCAAGCGGTTTGAGGCCATGAAGTTCAACGTGGGCGGCCTGCCGCGCTTCGCCAAGAGGGTCAAGCACCCCGGCATGCGCCCGCAGCCGTTCCTGCACGAGTCCGCCAGGGATGCCCTCAAGGAGACTCCCATCCTCCAGCATCTCATCGAGCTCTGGAACAAGGCAGCATGAGGGCCGCGATTCGTGCCGCCGCGCTTACGCTGCTGGACGGCTACAAGGCCGCCAACGCCGGCTCGCTCAAGCAGACCTTCCAAGCTAGGCCGGCCAGCATCTCGCCGCCCTGCGGGTTCGTGGATGGCATCGACGAGAACGAGATCGCCTACACCCCGGCCGGTATGCAGCGCACGCCAGCCGTTCGTATCCGGCTGGTACGTGGGACATTCTCATCCGGTGACGTAGCCGAGGCCAACGACGCGCTGGTGGATGGCTTCATCGACTACGTCGTCGAAAACCTGCACGCCGCGGGCGCTAACACCATCTCACTCATTACGTCCGTCGAGGACGATGACGGCTGGGTCCCCGAATGGATTCAGCCTAGCCCCGGCAACGAGCCGCGACCTTACTACTCCACCATCGTCACGCTTGGCGGAGAGGGCCTATTCGGCGGCGTGACCTGACCCTCCGGCTCCGGTCAGTAGGAGCCGCCTGCATCCCTTCCGTGTCCCTCTAGGAGGATTCCCCCGATGGTTGTCGCAACCCCCGGATTGGTCAAGCTACGCAAGCACCAGTTCGCCCGTCAGACCACGTTCAACACACCCGTCGCAGCGGTGCGCGCCTACCCGTTCAGCGGTACGCCCACCATCGACCTCGCCTGGACCGACTCAGAGGGAGATCTGGGCTCGGTTGACATCATCGCAGCGCCCACCCGCGGTCCCGAGGAGCTGACGGCCAGCCTGACGCAGGACCGGCTGTACTACAACGATCTCGTGCTCCAGCTCTCGGCCATGTTCGGTGACGACGTCGACGCAGTCGGCGCCGGCACTGGCAAAACGTGGACGCACCAGCCCGCTTCGCTCACCGCAGACGATCTCGACATCTACACCTATGAGTTCGGTGACGACCTCGACGGCACGGGTGGCAAGCCAAATGACTGGTTCCAGCTTGGAGACGGGCTGCTCGAGTCGTGGACCGTCAACGGGCTGGAAGGGCTCGGAGCTCTGACGACCGACATGTCGTGGCGCTTCGGGATGGCGCGCTACGAGGGTGCCACTGAGGCGGCCTTGCAGCCCAGCCCTGCGGTTCCGACCGCGGCCCTGACCGTCGACAACGCCGGCGTCCCGGTCTACCTCGGAGATGCGGTCCTGTCGATCGACTCGGCCCACGGCAGCATCGGCACGACGCCGATCTCGGATGCGCTGCACTCGTTCAGCATGAACGTCTCGCACGCGCTGGACCTCAAGCGCCTGGCCAACGGCAACGGATTCGACATCAGCGGCTACACCCGCGGCGCGCGGATCATCGAGCTCACCCTCCAGTTTGCCAAGACGGCGGACACGGTCGGTGTCGGCTCGGAGTCGGACGCCTGGTTCAGCGAGACCGCGGTCAACCGATTCGTGGAGATCGAGTTCACGTCCAGCGCCGTGGCCGAGACCGGAAGCCCCGACATCCCCTACTCGTGGCAGCTCCGCATGCCACTGCGGTACTACACGCGCACGGATGGGGCGATCGGTGGGAACACGACCGTGACCCTCGTCGGGCGTGCGTTCTACCACGCGACTCTCGGCTACGCGTTCAAGTCAGTCTTGGTGAACACCCTCGCCACGGCGACGTTGTAGCCATGAATACGATTCCTGTCTC